CGTCCCCGTGGGGCTTCCCGAACACCCTCTACTGGAAGAAAGATCTCGGATGAAAGATGACACCCTTGCCGACGTTACCAGCATCGTCCCGTTCAAGCCGCGCGTCGTTACCCCCGAGGTTAAACCTTCGGACCCTAGCGCTGCGAACCAGCGATCGTGGGGCTGTTCGAGGATTACCTGGCGGCCGCAAAATCTGGAAAGATCAAATTCACCGCCATCGCGTCAGTCGACGCCGGCATTCATACCGCGATCAGGTTTGCACATGATATCCTGCGCAACGGCTGGACTGAACCCGGCTCAAGGCTTGACAGGTTGCGCACCATCGCGGCTGCTCTGAAGCAGTTCAACGAGGAGAAAAGGGCGTGAAAGTTACCATTGACCAAAAGAGCCGCGAGCAGATGGCTAAGCTACTGCTCAAGACCGAAGCCGGTCTTCGCGTGCCCCGGGGCATGAAGCGCTGGCGCGACATGTCCGGCGAGCGTGGCGTCTACGAGATCATGGTACCGACCGTGATCGAGAATACCGACATCAACATCGACGTGAGGACGGCATGACAGCCGCCAAGCTCATGGCAGCCGCGCTCAAAGCCGAGCTGTGCGAGCGAGTCAACGTTGTACTGACGCTGGACGAATGCGAAGCCATCATGGCCGCGGTCATCGAGCGCGCCGGCAAAACCGCGGAACGTAGCAACGAAGAGAGGCAACGCAGCTCATAAAGGTCCGCGAGCCTGTCGGCAGCGCAGGTTCGAAGCCGCTAGTCCTCCGGAAACTTCCCCTTTCGGGGAACAGCCCACTTGGCCGGGCCTGCTGTCGGCTCGACCCGGTCGCGACTGACCCGACTCGGACATCTGCAAAAGCTCGGAATCGGGGTATCGCAAGCCCGTTATTTGTCATGGTGGGAAAGCACCGTCAAAGGACGGTTGCGGCTTGCTTGAGGCAATAGGTCGTGGCAGTTGTTCTAACGATGGGTTCGCTTAGATTCTTATTGGCGTTAGCAGTCGCCGGAGGTCATGCTGCAAGCTTTTTCGGATTTACTGCGGCTTGGATATTGCCCGGTAGCCGAGCAGTCCAGATATTCTACATCATCTCCGGATTTCTAATGGCGATGATTTTGAACCGGAAGTATGCGGACACGCCGCACGGCAACTGGATATTTTACACCAATCGCGTCGTGAAAATCTTCGCGCCGTACGTTGTCATCCTTGCCGTGACGGTCGCTATCTGCCTGCTTTCAAAGGCAGCCACCGGCAATGCTCTGTTGATGGAAAGCTGGTTTACAGAGGCTGGCTCCTTGACATTTTCAACCTGGGCTTTCGGATTACTGACAAACATATTTATCATTGGTCAGGAATGGAGCTTCCTACTTGTCTACCGGGCCGGGGCTCTTGTTTTTTCCCTACAAGCTTTCTCCGAACCACCAACAGCATCCCAGTTCATCGTGATCGTGCCGGCGTGGACCCTTTCCATCGAGCTTTTGTTTTACATTATTGCGCCGTTCATCTTGCGCCGTCATTTTCTTTTGATCGCGGCTTTGGCTTGCGCCAGTCATTATTTTCGCTTCGAGGCTTACCATCTCGGATTCTACAATGAGGCGACAAATTACCGCTTTTTTCCCTTCGAATTGAGCTTGTTTTTGTATGGATCGATTTGCTTCCGGCTTGGCAAGCTTCTTCCTTCAATCGATGCCAGATGGTCACTCGTGATAACAGCGGTGACAGTCATCACGATTGTTTTTCTGCCAAGATATTTTCTGGAACATCAGTTCCAACTATATGCCGTTGTTGGCGTTCTTCTTCCGGTCCTTTTTGATTTTAGTCGTCGCAACAATTGGGACCGGTCTTTGGGCGAACTTTCCTATCCGCTCTACCTTGTTCATTGGCCTGTCGTTGCTTTCATCGCGTCGCTTGTTCGTGAAATTGAACCGTCTTCGATTGGGAAAATTGCTGCCTTTCCGATAGCCACGGTAGCGATATCCATCGCTGCGTCGGTGCTGATAAATCGATACATTGTAAATCCTATTGACGATTGGAGGCAAACAAGAGCGAAGACAGCGGAAACTGTCTCTGCGTAACTCTCAGCGTGAATTCCTAGCGGGAGCGGACGGCTTCTTGAAAGCGAGATGTCTGAGTTTGGCACATCACGTTTCTTGGTTGCATCGCAAGAACCGGTCGCAATCGGGGGATACCGGAAATGGCTTGATCGGCCGTCGTCTCGACCCAGTCGCGAATGACCCAGGCCGTGTGAAGACCCTGGACCCGAACCGGACTTGCGGCCAGCGATGGGCATGTTCTTGAATTGGCCCAAAGGTCACGATCTGTTCCTATGGGCGGCGCGGTACTGGCCTGTTTTAACCACTTGTGGCCTAATTTGAATTCGGCAGTGGCCTAATTTGAATTACCAATTGCCCGTAGTTCAGCTTGGCAAGGAACGAATGTTCACTTTGGTACTTAAGCCGATACCCGCAACGAAGCAGGGACAGCTTGGGCCATGGAACGCGAACTCGACAAGCGGAGAGCCCAATCGCTTATAACAATGACCCTGAGCACCTGCGTATTGATTGCCAGCATTGCCATGTTGGTCATCCGGTAAGGCCGCCTCAGTTGGCGGCCTCTTTCGTTTCGGGCGGGACCTGAGGTTGAACGGTCAGAGGACGCGACACGACTCGTAGTGAACCGAGACGGTATCGGCGGCGCTCGACCCCTAGTGGCCTAGTTTGAGAAGTGAAGTGGCCTGTTTTGATCTTGCGAATCAAATATCCGGTAGGGCATTTTACCGGTATGGCTGGACAGAAAGAGCGCACCCACCGTCTTCAAGTGCACCTGTCGAAAGACGAACGGCGCGCTATTGAAGATTTTCGGTTCCGCGAGCATCTCCCAAGTAGGTCGGCTGGTGTTCGGGAATTGCTACGGCGTGGCCTCTTGACCGACGAAAGGGAAGAAACTTCAAAAATGCCGAATTTAGAAGCGTCCTAATTCCCGGAAACCTATTGGCCGGAACCAATTTGCGGGGATACGCATGACTCGAAAACAGGTGGCCCGGTTGGCTCCCGCCCGCAACGAAGCAGGGCACGGACATGTGCGAGAAGTGCGACGATATCGACGCGAAGATTATCCGCTACAAGCGGGTCGCATCCCAGGTTAACGACAAGATTTTGAACGACGGGGTTGCCCGGCTCGTAGAGAAAATGTTGGCCGAAAAGGCCTCGCTTCATCCGGAGTCGGACAAGAAGTAAGGTTGCCTCAGTTGGCGCCTAGAGTAGTCTTCGTCGCTTGTTGGCACATCGCGAAATTTTGCTGCAATGCGAAACTCAGACGCTATCGGGGCACGGCGGACATCGAGCAAGCCGCGCCCCATTCAATTTGGCTGAAGCTACCAACTAGGTCCAGGCCCCGGCGGAGATCTTGGGCCTGGTGTTCTTGATGCGCCCGGCCATCCTCTTGGCGAACATCCCCTGCATTCCACCATGCGCGCTCAAGCAGGCGTACTGAAGCGCGTCCGAGATGTGCGAGTACTCGTTCTTATCAGGCGATGGCTTTCGCGCACCGGAGCGAGTTTTGGCGAACCGATAGCCGCCGGCCATCGCGCGCACCAAAGACGGGCAGCGCTCTTCGTCAAAGAGGATCGCGGGGCCGCCGTCGCGCTGCGCCAGCAAGAAGGCCTCAACAGCGCGAAGCCGGGGATCAATGTCGTTCGTCGGCGCCGGGAAGGCCATGAAGCCCATGCGCTTCAGTACGTCGAACGTGGTCTCCTCATAGATGGAGCTCTTCGATATGCCCGACGGGTCGCCGACCATCGCGATCGCTTTGCCGAGATAGCGCGGCTGCATCAGCGCCGGGCGTAGAGCCCGCTCGATGTGGGCCTCGAGTCCGATATCTTCAGCGGCGACTTCCTCCAACACCAGAAGTCGCCCCTTGTGGTCGAGCTGGCAGATGATGGATCCGGGGTCGCGCCCGAAGTCCTGACCAATGATGATTGGGTGGCCCGACACAGGCTCCAGGCCCTTCACGACATGGAAGTTGCGAACGAAGCTCTCGCGGAAAACCGCGGTGCCGGAGGGGTCATTGCCATATTGGGCGTGAACGTAACGCTTCACCCAATCGAGGCCGTGGCCGCGCGAGAGGCGCTCGTAATAGGTTCGGCCCTGGGCGAGCCGCACCGGGTCATCGATCGGGAGCTTGAGGGTGTCGGTGGTTTGCGTGAGCCAGTTGAGGTTCTCGGCGTTGGGCTCGAGCCCGCCCGGCTGGATGAAGATCTGCCAGTCGATGGGCGTGTTCGTGTCCATGAACTTGTGCCAGTCGGTGCCCTCCGACGGCATGTTGGTGTCGGCGATCATCCCGAACCAGGTGCACCCTCCGAGCGCCGCCGAGGGGTATCTCCCAAGACGGCCGGCCAGCGAATCGACCAAACCGACGTCCATCTCGATCGCTTCCGACATCCACGCGCCGGTGAGCTGCATCGACAAAAGTCTTCGCTGGTCATCGAGGTTGTCCAGCGGGATCAAGATCCACTCGGACTTCACGTCGCCGATGGTAACGTAGATCGTGTTCTCGCTGACCTTGTACGTCGCGATGCCATCAAGCCAGGTCGTGATATCCTTGAGGACGGTGTCCTTCAGCTGCTTCAGCGTCTGTCGAACGATCGCCCAGCGCGTGTAACGAAGCCCGTCAGGGGCGGGGGCCTGTTCACAGCTCCTCCGGAAAAGCTCAAACAAACACGCGGTTGTTTTTCCGGATCCGACAGGGCCGGCGAGCAAACGCCCGAACGCGGCGGACTTCATGAACCTTGCGGCAGTGGGTGTCGCGGTGAAATTAATGGAGGCCATGGATGGCCTCTACTCAGTGGGGGTGACCCATGAGTCTCTTGGTCGGTTACTTCTCGAGGTACCAGGCGAGACGGCGCAGTGTGGTGGGCCTATCTCTGGCGAAACCAAGCGCGAGATTGCAGGGCCGACACAAGATGCCGCGGACTCGCCCTGTCCGATGACAGTGGTCGGTCTGCCAGTGACCAGATTTCTTCTCACGGCACCCAGCGCAGCGGTAGCCCTGCAACCGCACAAGCGTGTTGCGCTGCTTTGTGGTGATTCCGTATTTCCGTCGGAGCAGGAGGTCAGCGCGAGCAGGAGCGCGAAGGCGCTCATAGGCGGCAACGTGCGATGCGTTTTTACGCCGCCACTCTTTCAGATACTGACTTTTAGAGAGCACTTACTCGCTGGCGTCGTGCTCGATTAGTTTCGTGGGCAACTGCTTATCGAAGGTGATCAGCTTCGAGTCCTCGCCGAGGTTGATGGTGACGGTGAAACGCTCGCCGCCCCCACCGACATCAGGCGCGCCGACGCCGATCCCCGCGATCCGCGTCAACATTTTTCCACCTTCGATCTTCGCTGGAAGGTTCTCGTCCTGGTCGTGCAGCCGATTATTTAGCTCGGGCAACCACTCTTCGAGCATCGAGGCGGCCTTCAACTTCACACGCTCGTGGGTGTTGAGGGCGCCGTTCCAGGCTTCAACCTCGCTGAAAAGCAGACTTTGGAACTTCCCGCTTCCTTGTAGCTTGCCCCACTGATCAGCGCTCAATGAGTATTGCTTCAGTATTGTTTCAAGAGGTTGGATATCCATTGCGATTTCGCGAGCAAGCTTCACCAATAGAATGTCACTTTGACTTGGCGCGAGAACAGTAGTTGCTGCC